ACTGCCTCTGGACCACGGTCGGAGATACGTCCTGGGGGGTCTGGCGCGAAACCGTCAACATGAGTCACTTCGCCTATCGCCTTGACGGTGTTACGCACCTGACTGTTGGTCTGGTTTTTGTTTTTCCGTACTCTGGCATGGGTCTTATCGAGGTCCAGCGCCTTGCGTATAGCGGATTTTGTGTCGTCGCTGCCCTTCAATATTAGCTGGGCGATCTGGTCGGGTGTGACCTCCGGCGCAACTACTGCGACGGGGGCGGCCGACTGAGCGATTTCTGCAATTTCGCTAGGCAGGTTAAGCTGTTGTGTTCGCTTTGCCATGATGTCCTTGAAAGTTAAATGAGGGCGACGACGTTATGCGCCGCCGCCCCACTGTGTGTTATGCAACCAATCCCTGCACGACGACACCGACATGACCGGTGGTATCGGGCGCATACGCTGCGAAGCCAACCAGCGCCTCAGTCTCAGCATCTTTAAGTTGCACGGCCCCAGCGACACCGTCACTGAGGGTAAGGTTGTCGCCAATGGCAATCGAGCCGTCAGCAAGGATCGTCGCTATACCAGCGGTCTGAAACCAACCGTAGTAGCCACTGGTGAACGCAATCGGCGTGACACCGGCAATGATATAATCCGTGCCAGCCGTAGCGCCTACGACGTTGTACCAAAGGTTGCCGACAATAGCGATGTCAGACGAAGTGGTGAGCGCCACCTTGATCGGGTCGAACAGGTAGATGTCAACCTTGCCGGAGGTAGTTAGTCCGGTCGCGCTGTTGCTCTTGATGCGGTACTGAATGCCTTCACCGGCATCGTCGGTAATCTGTAATAGCGCACCGGCGTACTGATCAGCGGTGATGGATGCCAGCGTGATCTGGAACTGCGTCGAGCCTGCTGCCGGATCAAACCCGTTAGCCGCTGCAATGACGATGTCGTCGGTTTCAGCCAGCGAGGTAGCAGAAACATCCTGCGATACCAACAAACCGGCCGCTACGGCGGCTCCGGTGCTGCCGTAGCGAAACACCCTGCCGTCGGCAAGCTCCAACTTCTGGCCGATGGGGTACTTGGCAGTAGACGATTCGGTGTAGATGCCCTGACCGTTCTTGCTACCGATGCCGGTACCGCCGACGCGCTCTACGCCGAAATTCTGGTTACGTATACTCATGGTTGTTCTTCCTTTGCCCGTTGCTAGGCTTAAAGGCGCATTGGCTTGCGCCTCGGATAAAGAGTGCGTTTAAACGCGTTGTCCGTTGCCAGACGCGGCGTTTAAACGCGCTTTGTTAAGGTTCTACGATAATCCGTGAATGACGCCCTGACGACGTCGGTTGTTGGTCGTGATCTGAAGACCGACGATGATAAATCCGACCTTTGCCATTTGGTTGGCGGGCTCCTTGAACGGAGTCTTGGCAAAGTTCATACCGGCCTGCATATGCATCTTGAGATACTTGGTGTTGAGGAAGTACATTTTGCCGCTGGCGCAGTCGCGGTCGTACTGCACCGGAATGCCGCGAAACGACGGTAGACGACCATCGACACCAGGTGAATCCTTCGCCGTGAGGCGCTGGTAACCGGTGCCTTCAAATATCTCCTCGAACGAACCGTAAATATCGTTGGTCGTAAAAATATTGGATGGCTGTTCGTTGCCTTCGCTGACATCGTTCCACGTCGTCGACATCCGCAACATACCCTCGTAAAAGCTGCCGCTGGCCGTGACGAAAGACGTGTCGCCGCTGGCGTCGTTGGTCTTGTTCTTCCACCAGGTGTTGCTGCTGACGGTGACACCGCCCAACGTAGTCGGGGTCGTGCCTGGCGCGTCAGCGATGATGTCCTGGAAGCCCAACGGTGCTTTGCCGGTCTGGGCAGAGTAGATCGAGGTATTGATCTGGTCGCGCAGCGTCAGCATCGCCTGCTCGGTCTTAGCGGCGAGAAGTTTCATCGCAGAGTCGGACTTGCGATTCTCCATCTCTTCGGTGTAGTTGATCGTGATCGGCACCGCTGCATAGCGGAACGGATAAAACGCCGCCGTGATGCCGTCCACGGCATCGGTGTTTAGTACGTCGTAGCCGCTAAAGTACTGCGCTGAGTTGCCGCCGTACATAAGATCAGCTTGGATCTCTTTGCCGCCGTTATCGGTGACAAGAGCGCCGCCGCTGCGGAACATATCAAGTGTGGGGTACGCGTCGAAGAAGTTATCGGTCAACTCCTTGCGCTTGGCACGCATCGTCAAAGTCCACGCGGCATCCCATGTTTCGGTTGTAGATGTAGCTGCCATAATAAGTTTTCCTATTCAAATCCAAGGTTAGCTAGACCCGACAACACATCGCTGTCGGACAACGGACCGCCTTCCTCGCTGGCGTTGACCCCTTGCGTCGAACGCACTGCATTCTTGCTGTTGCGCTTGGCTTGCGTATTCTGCTGCCGGACGTTGGCGGCGTTTTGCGCCGTAACCCCCGCGTGTAGCTCATACGCTTCCTTGACAGTGTACGCCTGCCCCGTGTTGGGGTTGGCGATCTTCGTCGTTGCGACGATCTGGTCGGTGTACGCATCCAGATCCGCACCGTATACCCCTCGCGCCTCCTGCACTTGCTGATCGACATACGCCGTCTGCTGATGCTGGACATACTGGTTGGCGTTTTGCAACTGACCCTGCAAGGCTTGCACCTGCTGTGTCAGTCCATTGATATGGCTGCCGACCTGATGTTGGACGATCTGCTGCACGGCGTCGATGCCGCGCTGCTCGTCTTCCGACACATTGGCCCTCATCTGATCGATGGGGTCGGGCGGCGGTGGGGGGGCGGCCATCTGTTGTATGCGTCCGGCCCACTCGTTGCGTTCTGTCGCAAGCTGGTTGCGCTGCTCTGCAAGGTCTTGCTGCGTTCGTGTAAATTGCGCCTGTAGGTTTTTCGCCAGCGGCACCAGCGGTTGGTACTGCTGCGGCACCGACGCTAGATCGGCGCGAAGCCAATCGGTCTGTGCCGGATCGAAATCCGATGTCTCGCTGTCAGAGTGTCCAGCCTCATCAGACGGGGCCGCATCCTGGGTGTCTTCAAAGAGATCGATGGTGTTCGTCGACTCTTCTGAAGCGCCAGTATCGGGTGCCGCGTCGTCGCTGCCGGAGTCCAAGTCCAGTATTCCTTCGGACATCCTTTATTACTCCTTTGTGGCTTGCTCGGCTGCGGCTATCGCCCCATCGGGCGTGTCGCCCCAATAGATCGGTTCGCTGCTGCGTGGAGCAGGCTTAGTTACGTCGGAGGTGATGTGGTTGCGCGAGCCGCCGACGGCGTCGGCTGACTCCATTACGTTGTACTTCTTCATCAGTTCTTGCTTATGAGAATAGCTTTTTACGACCTCGCCGAAACCGACGTGGTACTGACCGTACATCGACGAGTGGTCGTGGTGTATGAGGTTGTTTTTGCGGAAGCGCATCGACGCTGTCTCGCCGCACGCACTGCACGGCACCTGGCGCTTGATCGTCTTATGGGTAGCAAACGCCACGTCGGTCATGTTATGGCCGCAACTGTCGCACTCAAAGTCATGGAAAATCATCGGTTAGCCTTGTCCTGGGGCGCGTTGAACCGCTTGACTCATCTCTTGCGCCTGCGACCGTACGAGGCTGATGATGCCGCCGTCGCCTTCGCTGGCTTGACCGCCGTCGGCACCGGCCGCCTGCGGTGCGCCGCCTTGCGCCATCTGCTCCAGGTACTGCTGATGCTGCGCCATATGAGTCTGGGCGACTTGCAAGACCTGCTGCTGCTGCGCCGGTAGCATTTGCTGAAACTGCGGCAACTGCTGTAGGGTCTGATGGGTCTGGATGTGGATCTGGTGGTCTTCTTCGGGCGTGACGCCTGGGTCACCACCGGCGAGGAGGTAGGCGATGTTTTCTAAGTTCGCGGCCTTGATGGCGTCGGCGTTTTGCGTCTGGCCCAGGTACTTGTCGGGGTCTTGGACACGGAACGCCTTGAGTAAGCCCTTGATCGCTTCCATCCGGTTGATCTCCGGCAGCCCGATGGTGAAGTTGAACAGTTGCAGCGCATCCTCGCGCTCCAGTTGCTCCGTCAACGGTTGCATCGAACCGGCTTGTATATCGACCTTGAAGCGTACGCGCAGTAGGTTGGCGTCGACCGCCTCAAAGACAGGGTCGGCCTCGTTTTGCGCGACGTTGATCAAGAAGTTTTCGGGGGTGTAGCGCGGGTCAGCCATCATCCGCAGTGAGTTGCGTACGATGGTGCGGTAGCAGTCGGCTACGCGGAGCTGCATCCACTCGCGGTTGATCTGCGAGAAAGACGCCTGCAGCGACGCCTGGGTCGCCGTGACCTTGGGGCCGCCGCCCATCGCCAGTTGACTGACGTTGAGGCTTTGCTCTTCGTAGGCGGCCGCCGTATTCTCCAACCCGATCTGGTCGGGCGGTATCGAGCCAAAGTCAACACCCTTCATCGCCGTGGCGGGGTCTTCGACCCAGATGATCTCGCCGTCGCGTCCCTCTTCCAGTGTGTCGCCCAGGTCTTGGTTGGCTTCGCGCTCACGGCGGCTGGCGAGGACGATGCGCTGGAAACGCTTGAGCAGGTCGGCGCGTCTCGACACCGACTCCACGATCAACGATTGCGTGTCCTCGACATACGCCATCGGCGGTTGACCGTAGAAGCTGCGCTCGGTCTGGTCGAACTTCATTGCGTAATACGGAAAGCCGCCGTCGACGAGGTACCCGCCGGACGGCTCAAACTCACCCGTCATCATCGGTTCGCCGGTGAACGGGTCGGGTTGCGTCACCGCCTCCATCGCCAGCATCGGGTGGTCAACTTCTTCTATCGGCTCTTTGACGCCGTCGGCAAAGGTGATGCGCTTTTTGTGGATGCGGTCGTGTACCTCATACAAGCAGACCATCTTACCGCGCTCCTTGGAGGCGGTGAGGGCGTCGGCCTCGTCGGAGTGGGCGGCGTCCTCAAAGTCTTGCATCATGCCCCCACCGGCCGCATCGTCCGACATCGGCTCAATCTTGCTTCGGTTGACGAAACGCGTGTCCTCTTTGACGAACTCCAGCGGCACCAGCATCTTCTCAATGATG